GTCCCCGTTCAACACGAACTGGATGATCATCGGCTCGTCCACGGCGTTCTCGGCGCTGTCCGCGCTGTTCGTCAACCAGCAGCGCTTCATGGACGTCGAGATCAAGCCCGGCCTGATCGTCCAGTCCTACCGCAACATCCCGCTGATCGAGTCGTCGTTCCTGGGCACGCACGGCGTCAACTTCGGTACGGTCACCACCGCGACCGCCACCACCGGGGGCACCCTGGCGGCGGGCACCTACAAGTACCAGGTGTCCGCGGTCATCGCCCGCTCCGGCGAGACCGTCGCCTGCTCCGAGGTGTCGCAGACCACCGCCGGCAGCACCAGCACCGTCACCCTCAGCTTCACCACCCCGACCGGCCAGGACTCGGCCTCCCCGATCGCGTTCAAGGTGTACCGGACCAGCGGCTCGACCGGCACCGAGACGCTGCTGGGCTACGTGGACGCGATCGTCGGCACCGCCGCGGACGGCATCACGCCCGTCTACGCGACCAGCATCGTCGACACCGGCACCGCGCTGGTCCCGCAGAACGGCGCCACCGTCCCCGGCGTCCTCCCGACCGCCTACAACGGCACCAACACCGGTGCCGCGCCGCGGGCCAACGTGAACATCGAGGACCTGTACCTCGTGCCCCGCGACCCGAACTTCCTCGTCCGCCCCTACGTGCGCGAGCTCCAGCCGATCGAGGTCGCTCCGACCGTGCTCAGCCCGGACACTCTCCCGTTCGCCCTCGCCACGGACACCTGCCTGGCCACCCGGGCACCCAAGTTCATGGCGAAGCTGTCGAACGTCCTCGTCCAGCTGTAGCCCACGCTGGCCCGGCCCGGACTGACATCGGGGCCGGGCCTCTCGTGAAAGGAGGCCCGTGATGCGGGTCCGCAAGAAGGGCACCGGCTCCAGCTCCCACGGCCACGAGTGGACCGAACCGGGACAGGTCCTGGACATCCCTGCCGAGGACGCCGCCGAGCTCGTCGCCATCAACCCGGACGAGTTCGAGGCGCTGGCTGACGAGGCGGAGGCTGTCTCCGAAGGCGATCCCGCCGGGGCGCCGAAGCAGCGCGGTCGCCGAGCGGCTGTGACCGAGGGCTAGACCGGTGGCCGCCGACAACCCGACGCCCCTGGTCACCTGGGCCCAGCTCACCGAAGGAGCCCTGGTCGACCTCGTCCGCTCCTACCCTTCCGGGCAGGCTCAGACCGACCTGCTGATCGAGGCCACCCGGCTGTGTGAAGAGCACTGCGATCGGCGCCTGGCCCCGTTCACTGGGCTGATCGAGACGCACCGGGCCGACGGCATCGATCCGGACGAGTACATGGACTCCGGGGCGATGCCGCTCGACCTGGCCGGCTCCCTCGGCCGCAACTGGGCGGCCAGCTTCGGGTCCACGGCGATGATCCGGCGGATGCACCTCTCCGAGTACGCGCCGCGGTACCCCGAAATGTGGACGTACAGCAACGTGTCGGTTCAGGTGGTCCGGTCCTACGGCGGCAGCGAGACCGTGCTGCCCGGGAACCTCACCATGGGCCCGCAGCCCGACACGGGCTTCCTGTGGTTCCAGCTCGGCCAGTTCATCCCCGCCGCGTCGATCATCCAGGTGACGTACTCGGGCGGCTACCAGACCATCCCGGCGTCGCTGGTGCGGGCCGCCAAGTACATGGTCGGCAGCATCGCGGCGACGGAACTGGACCCCAAGGGCCAAGCCCACGGCCACGATCCGGATGTCTTGCGCGCGAAGGCCGAGGAGATCCTGACCGACTACGTCAGGACCTGACCATGTGGGGCACCCCGCAGGCGTCACCGGCCCGGCAGACGGTGAAGCGGCACCTGTCCTCGGCGGCACGGGCGAAGATCTCCGCGCGCATGAAGGGCAGCAAGCGCCCGCACCGCGGGCACGCCATGTCGGCGGCGGCCAGGGCGAGGATCTCGTCGAAGCTCAAGGGGCGGCATCACCCGGGCCACCGGATGTCGTCCAGCGCCAGGGCGAAGCTGTCCGCGAAGTTGAAGGGCAAGCATCACCCCGGCCACAAGCTCTCAGCCTCGGCGAAGGCCAAGCTCTCCGCGAAGTTGAAGGGCAGGCACCGCACCCTGTCGGCCGCCGCCCGGGCCAAGCTGAAGGGCCGGAAGAACAAGCCGCTCTCGGCCGCTGCCCGCGCGAAGTTGAGCGCGAGGATGAAGGGCCGCAAGCACAAGGGCTCGCACCACAAGATGAGCCCGGCCGCGCGGGCGAAGCTGTCCGCCCGCATGAAGGGCCGTCACCGGAAACCTGGCCACCGTAAGCCCATGTCGGCCGCGGCGAAGGCCAAACTCTCGGCGCGGATGCGCGGGAAGCACCACCGTGGGCACCACATGTCGGCCGCCGCCCGCGCCAAAGCCGCCGCCACCAGGCGCTCCCAGCCACGCAAGCAGACCCGCAGGAGGCGACGGTGACCAACGGCCCCGCCAACGCGGTCACGCGCGAGGTCGCGTGGCTGATTGCCAACGGCGATGGCCTGCCCGCTCTGCTGAAGGCCAACGGCGGCCCGTGGGACGTGATCCAGGCATACATGCCCCGCACCCCAGCCACGCAGAAGACCCAGCTGTACGTCCTGCGTCGCCGCTGGCAGACCGACCGACTCTCCATCGGCCGGCGCCTGCCGAGCTACCACTTCCACTTGGCGGCGTACTGGCCGATCGGCGCGACCACCACCGGCACGCAGATCGCCGAGACCGAGCAGGCCGCGTTCGACGCCGCGCTCGCCCTGCTAGTGCAGCGCATCGAAGGCTTCGTCACCGACCACTCACACGGCGGCCGGTTCCTCGCCGTTGGGGAGGCGCCGCCGACCACGGTGATCGAGGTCGAGTACGGCGACCCGGCGCAGGCCATCAGCTCGGGCGCCCTCACCGCGACCATCACGTACACCGGCGACGACCAGGACTACACGGCCTGACCCCCGCCCATCCCAGCTTCCCGGAGGCTCTCCGTGTCCGACACGGCCCCCTACCTGCAGCGCAACCCCGGGCCGGATCCGGTGGACGTGCCGGCGATCCCGGCGACCGTCGGCCCCGGCGAGACCACGTCCTGGCACATCCCGATCGCGGGCTTCGAGCCCGTCCCCGTCGATACCGAGGCCCCGCCGCAGGCCGCCGACACCGCGCCGGACGCCCCGGCCAAGACCACCAAGGCCCGGACCGCCGCGGCCGGCGAGGAGTAGACGATGACCCAGCTCGCCCGCTACGGCACCCTCGGCCTGGCCAAGGAGACGATGGCCGGAACCTACGCGGCGCCCGTCGTCGGCATCCCGTACACCGGCTCGTCCGGCTTCGAGGACATGTTTGCCCAGATCAAGGACGAGTCGATCCGGGGCAACGACACCGTGCTGCAGGGCTCGTATCAGGGCCCCGCGCACGCCGAGTGGACCATCGACTGCCTGGCCTACCCCGACCTCGCCGGGCACTTCTTCGCGGCGACGATCGGCCCGGACACCGTCACCGCGGGGACGAGCACCACGCTGTCTGCGGCCACGATCGTCGGCGCAACCTCGATCCAGGTGCCGGTGTCGCTGGCGGCCGGCACGATCGTCAAGGTCGGCAGCGGTGCCGCGATCGAGTACGCGATCACCGACGGCGCCCCGACCGGTACCGGCCCATACATCAGCAACACCACCACCGTGCTCGGCAAGACCGGCGTCAACCGCGTCGGGTTCGCCAACGCGCACTCCGCGTCCGACCCGGTCGTCACGCCGACCACCCACACCTTCAAGCAGTCCACCAGCCCGCTGCCGACCTACAGCCTCACGTACTTCGACACGCTGAACTACGTCAGCTGCTCGTACGCCCGGTTCGGTCAGCTGCAGATCAAGATCGACCCCAAGGGCGCGGTCACGCTCTCCACCAAGGCCACCTCGTTCCCGTCGGTGACAGCCAGCTCGGTCAGCGAGACCTACTCGACGTACGACCCGCTGCTCGGCTGGTCCTGGAACCTCACCAACGCCGGTGCCTCCAGCACCCGCGGCAAGAGCCTGGACGCGACGATCAAGCGGGCCGTCGAGGCGATCGAATCCTCCGACGGCACCCAGACCCCGCGCGAGGTGTTCGCCGGAGCCCTGGAGTACGACGCCACGCTGAAGGCGATCTTCGAGAACAGCACCGACCTCAACCTGTTCCTCAACAACACCCAGTTGCCGTTGACCGCGAGTATGCAGCAGCCGCTGACCCGCGGCGGTCAGTCCCTGACGCTGACCGCTTCCAAGACGGTCTGGCACAAGGGCAAGCGGGACATGGCCGGCAGCTACGCGCAGGCTGACTTCAGCGTCAGCGGTATCTGGAACTCGACGGACGGCGGCGCGGTGCAGGCCACGCTGCTGAACTGGCAGACCACCGCCTACTAGGCGGCCCTCGAACGTCCCGGCGCGGCTGCGGGCGCGCGAGCGTTGAGGGCGCGGGGACGCGCCCACGCCGCGCCGGGACCCCCTTCCCCACCCCTCAAGGAGCACACATGGCCGGGTACGCCAACCGTCACATCACTCTCACGTTCGCCGAACTCACTGAGCCCGACGCCGAACCGATCCGCGTGGTCATGCGCAACCCGAAGACGGTCCCTGCCCAGGAACTGATGGCTGACGCCCCCGACGACGCCACCGCCGAGCAGCAGTTCCAGGCCGGCCTCGCCATCCTCGCCAAGCTCGTCATCGGCTGGCACGTGTACGACGCCACCAGCCTCGACGACGATCAGCCGCCGTTGCCCCTGCCGGCCACGGCCGACCTCGTCGCGAAGCTTCCGATGGAGATCCAGAACCGGATGGCCGCCGAGCTCAAGGTCGTGACCAGCGCGGGAGCCTAGGGCCGGATGACCCGTACCTGACTGAGGTGCTCTGGGCCGCCGAGAGCATCTACGACGGGACGTGGTCCTCCGGCCCCCCACCGGACGAAGTCGTCGACTTCGAACTCATGCTCGCGATGGGCTGGACGTGGCAGGAGCTGCAGGACACGCCCTGGTACGTGCGCCGGTACACCTGGGATCTGATGGCCACTCGCCGCCAGGCCGAGCAGGATGCCCAGGAGAGGGCGGACAGGAGGGCCGGTGCCTGAACTCGCCCCCGGGGTCATGAGCGCGGTCTTCGCCAAGGTCGGCGCTCAGGGGCTCGCCCAGACGCCGATCGCCCTCGCGGGCGTGGCCGATGCGATCCTCAAGCAGGCCAAGAC